AAAAGAGATGTTTTTGGACAAGGGCAATCAAGAACTCAATTTAGATTTAGAGAGCCACCAATGGCCGCAGCAGTCAATGCTTGGACATTAGAAAATACAGAACTTACAGCACCAGTGGTTGTTCCTTTAGAGCATGCTTTTGATCAAGGTAATGTGATTGATGCAGTCAATCAAGTAGGTATATTTGTATATTCTCCTTCATCTGAATCTTTAGGATTCGGAGGTTCTTCGGTTGATAATACTTTTACAAATAAAGATAAATATACGGTTACATTTATATACGACTATATACAAGAAAGTGAATTAGGTAGAGATTCTAATGGTGACATAGGTGTATTTTCACAAAATGATGTTGATTCTGATGGGAAGTTATATCCAGGTATACAATTAGTTATAAATACGGGTACAGATCTTGCTAATTGGAATAAAAGAATTACAGGTATTAATTTATATTGGCAACCCGAAGATGATGTTGATTTTTATTTAGTTGCTACTTATGATGTACAAGACGGTTTTTCAGATGACCCAAGAGCAAAGAATTCTTCAGCAACGACTGCTATTCGTGGTCAAATATCTACTGTATCTAATCCAGGTTTTTGGATACCATGCTTAGAACCGTATGGTGCTACTACCAATGATGCCCATAATTTATCAAGCACAAATAATCAATACAATGAAAATACATTTGCAGGAGATGGCACATGGGATTTTACAAATTCTAATTTTGCTGCAGATAAAGCAGTTATTGTGTGTAATAATATTAGTGATAAAACCAGTTTATCCTCTTTTACTGCTGAGTTAGAAAAGCCAACTACATTTATAGCAAATATAAGATCTATTAGTGGAGCTACACTCAGAACAGGAGTCTCCTCTACTCTTGTACCCTGGGGTAACTGGAGAGGTGAAGGTTATGCTGAAATCAGTACACCAACTGATGATTATCCGTGGAACGACAAAGATGCTTTTGTATGCACTGTTTCTACAGATAAAGTAGCTACTTGGTATTTACCAAACGATGGTTTAAAACTTGCCACCTATAACTCTCTTACAGGTAGAGCTGCAGAAACTAGATTAAAACCAATTAAGTGGAATACAGCAGCAGTAGTTGGTAACAAAGCGTTTTACGCAAATATAGATTTTAAGGACGAGAATGATCAAACAATTCGTGAAAAGAATCGCATTGTCTTTACTGATAACTTTAAGCTCGATGAGACCGTGGTGGGAACAAAGTTTCTTGATGTTGGTAAGAATGATGGGGATGAAATAACTGCTTTACATTCTGCACAGAATAGATTATATGTATTTAAAACAAGAAACATATACGTTTACAGAATACAAAGCGCACAATCAGTAAACTTTATTTTAGAAAAGCATATAGCAGGTATTGGATGTTTACATAAGCACGCAGTGGTAGATACACCTTATGGTATTTGCTTTGCGGATAATAGGCAAGTAAGTCTAATGCGTGGTACAGAAATATCAGAATTATCTTTACTTATAAGAGATACATATCAAGGATTAGATCTTAAACCAAATGAAGGTGCTTTATCATTAGGGTATC